AGACAACGCCCTGCTGGGCAACTTGGCTTATATTCTGCCAGCCTCTATGTATGGTGCGCTGAAAACAGCATTGAAAGATGCTGGTTCAGGCCAGTTCGTAGTTGGCCCAGATGGTCAAATCAATGGTTATAACGCCATTGTTTCTAACCAAGTAACTGCTGGCGACCTGTACTTCGGTAACTTCGCTGATTGCTTGATTGGTATTTATGGTGGAGGCCTCGATATTGTGGCAGACCCGTACACCAACAGCACTAGCGGAACCGTAAGCATCACAGCCACGTCTATCGTTGACGTTGCTGTTCGTCATGCTGTGAGCTTCGCTTACAACAACGACGGTGCGTAAGCACTAAATAGTGATGGAGAGAGGTGCCCCCTAACACCTCTCTCCTGACCTTTTTTACATAAGGTGGAAATATGTTTTATTTAGTATTGAAGAACACAGTCGCTGGCGGCAAACGAGTGCAAGCTGGCGAAGTTATCGAGATTTCCGACACGAATGAAAGCAGTTCGCTTGTCGCAATGGGCCGTATTGAGGCCACAACCGCACCTGCACCAAAGCCAGCCCCTAAGAAAACCAAGAAGGCCAGCAATCGTGCAATCACTGATGTAGACTTCCCCGAGGCTGAATAATGGCTGTGGAGACCGCGACAGAACTGGCAATCTTTTTCGAGACTGACGACTTCGCGGTTGATGCAACTTTCACGCCTGTCGGCGGCACGGCCTCGACGGTCAAGGGCATCTTTGACAAAGAATATCTTGAAATGGAAAGCGGTGGCTCTGTTGCTTTCGCAATCAACCAGCCTCGTTTTGTCTGCGCTACCTCTGACGTGTCCACTGCCGCAGAGGGCGACGCGATTGTAATTTCAGCAACGGACTACAAGATTGTGGTCGTGCAGGATGATGGAACTGGCACAACAACGTTGGTTCTTGAGGAGCAATAATGGCACACGTCAGAAAGACAATCAGGGACAACATCGTTACAACCCTGACCGGACTCACAACGACAGGTTCGAGGATTTTCCCGACGCGGTTCTATCCGTTAGCCGACGCCAAGGTTCCAAGCCTCTGCGTCTACACTAATTCTGAGGACACTGAGTATTCGACCCTGACGCGACCACGCACTGAGATGCGAACACTTCAGGTGATGGTCGAGGCTTATGTGAAAGCCACGGAAGATTTGGACGACACACTGGACACGATTGCGGTTGAGGTCGAGGAGGCTTTGGCCACCGATGTCACCCGAGGCGGCAACGCCAAGGACACACAGGTTGTTTCTTTCGAGTCAACTTATGCCGCAGAGGGCGACCAGCCTGTCGGTGTTGGCCGATTTACGATTGAGGTCTTATATGCTACACTTGAAAACAACGTTGAAACTCCAGCATAGGATGATATGATGGCGAAGCGAATTACAGTTTACAAAGGTTCTGATACGATGGAAGTCTGGGAAGATAAAGTCGAGAGCCTTGTGAAAAAGGGTTGGTCTACAGAGAGAGCCAAACCAAAAGCCGAGGTGAAGGCTAAATCACCGAAACCTGAAGCAACCCTAACCAAAGAGGCATAATTATGGCAACACATACAGGTAGCGAAGGCACTGTGAAAATCGGAAGCGACCAGCTTGCCGAGGTGCGTTCTTATACAATCGAAAGCTCTGGCGAGACTATCGAAGATACAGCAATGGGCGACGCGGCTCGGACTTATAAGGCTGGTCTGACCACGTTCACCGCATCGTTTGAAGTTTATTTCGACGAGGCAGACACCGCGCAAGGTGCTGTTGACGCTGGCGCATCAATCACGTTCTCAGTATATCCTGAAGGTGAAACTGCTGGCGACACTTACTACACAGGCTCCGGCATTGTGACTGGCCGCTCAATCACTGCGTCATTTGACGGAATGGTTGAAATGTCATTGAGTGTTCAAGGTTCTGGCGCACTGACTGAAACAACTGTTTAACATCTAACGGACAAGGGGTGGCACTATGTCTGCATTTGGTGAGCGCATAAGCGCAAAGACAAATCCCAACACAAAGCGTGTTGAGGTTGAACAATGGGGTGACGAAGACGAGCCGATGGTTCTTTTCGCCACCCCACTTAACTGCGGCGAGTTTGGAAAAATTCAACGCAAGCATCCTGATTTTCTCAACAACATGACCGTCGAGGGTCTTGTGGATTTAATCATCCTCAAGGCAATGGATGGTGATGGGGCCAAGGCTTTCGACATCGGTGACAAGCCCGTGTTGATGCGTCAGCCTGTTGGACTGGTCTCAGAAGTTGCAGGTCAACTTATGGGCGACTTGTCGGGGATTGACGACGCAAAAAAGGACTGAGCGATGACCGCCTGATGGTTATCGCTCTAGCTGACCGCCTTGGCAAGACCATTGGCGAAATCGAAGAAATGCCCTACAATGAACTCATTGAATGGGTTGCATACTTGGAGCATATAGCTGATGGCCGACCAACAACTTAATATCGTTTTAAGAGCGTTTGACAAAACCCGTGCGGGGTTTATGGGTGTTCGTCGCGGGCTTGATGGCGTTAAAAAATCAGTTTTCAGCGTCAAGGGCGCAATGGCGGCATTGGCTGTCGGGGCTGGTCTGAAAGTTACTGCCAAGAGCATTGATGACCTTGCCAAGCAATCTGCTCGTCTCGGCGTCACTGTCAACCAGCTTCAGACATTACAGTTCGCCGCGTCTCAGTCCGGCACGGGTGCGGCAGAATTATCAAAAGGCTTTGAGAAGTTCAACAAGTCAATCTCTGAGGCTTCTGGGGGTGTTGGTACTGGCGTCAAGGCTTTTGAGGCTCTTGGCGTTACCCTGACAAACAACGATGGCTCTCTCAAGGACACCGACACCCTTCTGAACGAGGTTGCCGACGGGTTCACGGGCATCAAAGACCCTGCTGACCGTGTTCGCATTGCGATGGATTTGTTTGGCCGTTCTGGTGCTGGTATGGTCAATATGTTGCAAGAGGGTTCAGGCAATCTGCAAAACCTGCGCGACGAGTTCAACCAAGTTACCATCACATTGACTGGTGAACAGGCCAAGTCAGTAGAGGCCGCGAATGACAGATTTGACAAGCTAAGACGAGTTTTCGTTTCAATCGGTCAACAGATTACAGCCGTTGTTCTGCCGATACTTGCAAAACTGGCAACGTTCTTTTCAAAAGTTCTTTTGCACGCCATCGCCTATGCCATCGACGCTGTGCGAATGTGGGTCAATGCCTTCATAATCGCTTACAACTTTATTGCGTCAAAATTGCCTGTATTGGAGGAGATGCAAGAGGCGACATTCGGTGAAAATTTCTCAAAAAAGTTGAGGAAAATCGCTGGAAACTTGGACAGTGTAGCAGAAAGCACAGGGAAGGTTGAAGAACCCGTCACAGTTGTCGCCAAGGGTATCGAGAGAATGGAGTCAAGTCTCGACAAGGCGCGTGCCAAGATGCTGGATTTTGCCAAAGCATCTCAGGAAGTAAAAGCGAACTTGGCTGGCGTAGCGATGAAGGGTCTGCAATCTCTCGAAGATGGGCTGATGAGCGTAATCGACGGAACTAAGTCTGCCAGTCAAGCGTTCAAAGATATGGCGCGGAGTATTATTAGCGACCTAATTCGTATGCAAATACAAAAAAGCATCACAGGCCCACTTGCGGGTGCTATGGGACTGAGTGGGTTCTTTGGCGGTAAGGCCATCGGCGGCCCCGTGCAAGCTGGCGGCACTTATCTTGTCGGTGAACGCGGCCCAGAAATCTTAACAATGGGTGGGCGTGGCGGTCACATTACGCCCAACAACAAAATCTCTAGCGGTGACGGTGTAGTTATAAACCAAACAATCAATGTCAGCACGGGTGTTGCACAAACTGTTCGCAATGAAGTCGCCAATCTCATGCCGCAGATTGCAGAGGCGTCTAAGGCCGCAGTGCTGGACGCCAAGCAACGTGGCGGCAATTTTAGCAGGGCGTTCTGATGGCTATTGTATATCCCCTAAGTTTACCGACTGTGTCCGGCATCAGGTCTATCGTGTTACGCACGAAGAACTCTGTCGGACTTTCTCAGTCCCCGTTCACCTTTAAGCAACAGGTCATTTCATACGGGGGCCAATCGTGGGAGGCAGACATTTCCCTGCCGCCTATGAGCCGAGACGACGCGGAGGAGTGGGTTTCATTCTTGCTACAGCTAAAGGGTCTCGAAGGGACGTTCCTATTGGGCGACCCGTCTGGCGCAACACCTCGCGGCTCTGCGGCGTCTGTTGCTGGAACGCCAGTCGTCAACGGTGCGAGCCAAACTGGTGGGTCGCTTGCGATTGATGGATTGCCAGCAAGCGCAACTGGATACCTAAAGGCAGGGGATTATATCCAACTCGGCTCGGGGTTGGGGGCAACACTTCATAAAGTATTGAAGGACGTTGATAGTAACGCAAGTGGCGAGGCTACACTTGATGTCTACCCATCCGTCAGGTCTGCGCCGGACGACGGGGCCACCGTCACTGTTTCAAATGCCAAAGGCGTTTTCAGGCTTTCGTCGAATCAAACGCAATGGAGCATTAACGAGGTCACATTTTTTGGTCTTACATTCGGGGCGCAGGAGGCCATAAAATGAGCCGAGACATCCCCTCCCAACTAACATCCAGCCTAACCAATGATGTCATTTATCCGTTTTTTGCAGTTGAGCTTTTTTTCGACACAACAACAATTCGTTTTTGGTCTGGTTTGGGTGAATTAGTTTTCAATGACGAGGTGTTCGTGGGTTCTGGAAACCTGTTATCGGTTTCAGCGATTAATGAAAGCGCAGAGGTGTCTGCTCAAGGTGCGCTCCTAACCCTGAGTGGGTTGCCCAGCGAGATGTTGAGCCTTGTATTGAGCGAACCCTATCAGGGGCGAAAGTGTATTATATATTTCGGAACCCTTGCGGATGGCGAGAGCCGGATGTTGCAACAGGATGGAGATTTGGTTTTGCAACAAAACGGTAGCGCAATCATTGTCGGGGAAGGCGAATCCTCCGACACAGTGACCCCTATATTCTCTGGTTATATTGACCAGATGAATATCGCAGAAGGGCCAGACTCTTGTGAAATTTCGGTTGCGGTAGAGAGCAGATTGATTGACTTACAGCGTCCAAGAAACCGCAGATACACAGACTCAAACCAAAAATCTCGTTTTCCAAGCGACAACGGATTTGAATTTGTCGAGAGCTTACAACAAAAGAAATTTGCTTGGGGGCGATAATGAAGCGAACCGACTGGTCTGAAAGGCTGAATACATATATAGATGATGTGCGAGATTTGCGCTTTCAATGGGGCGCGAATGATTGTCTTACATTTTCCAACACAGCGCATGAAGCCATGACTGGCGCACAGTTCGCGCCTGACTGGTCGGGACAATATAAAACCGCTCACACTGCCAAGAAATGGTACAAGTCACTGTTGGACGAGCAGGGTTTTGAAACCATTGTTGAGGCCATTGATGCGCGTCTTGTGCGTCTGGATGTCGTCTTGCCTCCGCGAGGCAGTATAGTCGGACGGGCAGAAGGCGCGAGTGGCGTCACAGAGATTGCACTAGGCGTCTGCGTTGGTGAAACTGTTGCGTTCATTTCACGCGAAGGTGTGGTATTCTTACCCGTGCAAGATGGTGATATATTCTGGGCGGTGGACTAATGTTTTTCAAAATTATCTGGGTTCTGTTACTGACAACAACCGCCGCTACTGCCGCCCCAATTATGCCTGTTGTCGCTTGGGTAACTTCCACCAAGATTGGAATGTACTTAGTAGCACAGCCGCTTTTTATGAGCTTAGTGAAGACTGTAGGATTAAGTCTCGCGGCCTCTGTCCTCGGCCCAAAAGTTCCGAAACAACAAAACACAACTGGCTATGAATTGTCGGGCGTTGCGCCAGCCGCAGAACACGCCATCATCTACGGCAGGAGAAAGGTCGGCGGGATTATCGTCTTCAAGGAAACAACAAGGGACAACAAAGACCTCCAGCTTGTTATCGCCTTGGCTGGACATGAAATTGAAAGTGTTGACGAGGTTTATCTAAACGACAAGAAGTTGACTTTCTCAACATCATTGGGTGAGACGCTTTCAGATGTAACTGCGCCGGAAGAATACGCTGGCAAGGTTTACGTCACTGCACACCACGGTTC